AATTTATTAGTTCTTGGTTTGTTTATGGTGATGTAAAGTTACCAGCAAAGGAAACAGCCAATTGTGATCCAAAAGGATTCTATTCAATCACCAAAAGAACAGCTGAGCAATTACTGATGTCTTATTGTGATACTTTCAATATAAAGTATAGAATACTACGACTTGGTAATGTGGTTGGTAAGAGTGATGCTAAAGTATCCAAAAAGAAAAATGCTTTACAATACTTAATCAATGAAATTAAAGAGAATCGTCCTATAAATCTATATGATGGTGGAGACCTATATCGAGACTATATTCATGTTGATGATGTTATACAAGCTATTAATTTGATTATAAAAAATGGCAAAACAAACGAAATATACAATGTAGCTAATGGTGAAAAAGTATATCTCGGAGAAGCATTAGAATATGTCAGAACTAAACTAAAATCAACTTCAGAATTTATACCAGTTGAAATTGCTCCGTTCCATAAAATAGTCCAGACAAAAAATATGGTTCTGGACATATCAAAGATAAAAGCATTGGGGTATACACCCAAATATGGTACATATAATTTGTTGGATCAGCTTCTATAAACCCAACAAACCGAGCACTATGTATCGGACCCAATTTTTCTAAAGTTTCAACCAAGAAAAATAAATCTTGTATAAATAAGTAATCTAGCAACCAAAGTGTGTTGCAAATCTAGAAGGAAAACAATGTTATCATTTAAATCATTTTTGATAGAAGAAACCGAACAGAGTTCGGAACTTAAGCACATTCATCATGCTGAAGATAGACCTTTGATGCACGGTCATGCTGGTTTTGAACACGCTCATGCTGCTTTAATGAAAGCTCATGCACATATGACTGGTGGCCACAGTAATACCAATCTCACAATGAAATATGATGGTTCACCATCTATTGTTTTCGGTCATCATCCTAAAACTGGTAAATTTTTTGTTGCTACTAAATCTGCTTTTAATAAGACACCAAAAATCAACCACACAGAAAAAGACATTGATAAAAACCACGGCCATGCGCCAGGTTTAGTAAAAACACTCAAACACGCATTAAAACATCTACCTAAAGTAACACCAAAGACTGGCGTATTCCAAGGTGACTTAATGCACCATGCCGAAACAAAGACCTTACATGAAGGTTATATTGTAGAAGCTAAAGGTAGTATTTCTTTTACTCCAAATACAATCACATATACTGCCAAAGGTAAAGAGGCAGATAAGATTAAAAAGTCTAAAGTTGGTGTTGTGGTTCACCACCAATATCATCTTCCTGATACTAGTAAACTTAGCCATGATTATGTTAATAGGTCAATCACTGGAATGAAGGCTTCACCTCATGTTGATATAAGTAAATTCAAACATCATCCAGATGTTCATATTCATGGTGTTGAACATGATACTTCCAAAGTAAAACATTCCGCAGAGAATGAGAAGCACTTTCAAAAACACATGGCTGCAGCCAAAGAAATACATGATACACATGGTCATAAAATGTATGACGCAGTTCATTCAAAACATAGTGGAGAAAGTGGCCACCTATCAACCTACATAAACAAGACAGTAAGACATGATGAAGTTCCAAGTGTTAAAGGTTTTAAAGAACATTTACACGACATTCATTCAAAACAAGCTGCCAAAGTAAAATCAGAAAAATCTAAGTCCGAAAAGACTAAAGAAGGCGAATCACAGGTTGCTCATGTAGAAAAACACAAAGCACATTATGGAAATTTGTTGTCTATGCACCACCACTTACACCAAGCCAAAAATGCTTTGGTTAATTCTTTAGAAACACATGAAGGTCATTATCAACACCATATTGCTGGTAAGAAATCTAAACCAGAAGGTTTTGTAGTTCATCACGATAATCAGCCAACTAAGTTGGTCAACCGTGCTGAGTTTGCTAAACAAAATCTATTGAAAGTAAGAAAATAAAACATGAAATCGTTTTTAGAGATTATTGAAGAAGCAAAACAAGGTGAAAAACACGCTGTAATGACCTTTGGTCGGATGAATCCACCAACTACAGGTCACTTGAAGGTTATTGATAAGGTGAAAGATATTGCACATAAAGTTGGTGGTTCACACCACGTTATTGTATCACATTCACAAGACACCAAGAAGAATCCATTAAGTGGTGAACAAAAGGTCAAACATCTAAAGAGATATTCACCTGGTACTAATGTTGAATCTTCCTCAAAAGAACATCCTTCTATTTTTCATCATGCTGCCAAACTATACAAAAAAGGTGTAACCCACCTTCATGTTGTAGTTGGTTCTGACCGTGTAAAAGAGTTTAAAGATTCTTTACACAAATATAATGGTATATCCGGTAAACATGGTCATTATAAGTTCCACAAGATAACAGTTCATTCAGCTGGTCAAAGAGATCCTGATGCTGAAGGTTCTGAAGGTATGTCTGGTACAAAAATGAGAGAGCACGCCAAGAATAAGAATTTTGGTGAGTTCCGTAAAGGTGTTCCTGCTCATGTATCAGATACTCATGTAAAAGAATTGATGCACGATACTCGCAAGGGTATGGGGTTACATGAATCAGCTGACCATGGTAGATTCAAAGCAATCTTTGTAACTGGTGGACCTGGTTCTGGTAAAGATGTTATCATTCGTGAAGCTATTCCATCTTCTACAATAACAGAATTGAACTTTATTCAAGCCAAAGAGTATTTGGTAGATAAACAAAAGTTATCGGAGAAAAGCAACGATTATCGTAGAGAAGCAATCCGTAATCGTGGTCCTCTGATTATTAATGGTCCCGCAGATGATTTAGAGAAAATCTCATACATTAGAGAAGAATTAGAAGAACTTGGTTATCAAACATCTATGATTTTTGTTAATACTACAAATGAAGCTAGTAAAGAACGTAATTGTTTGCTGTCTAGAATGATGGTTGAATCTATAAGACAGGATAAGTGGGCTAAATCTCAGATAAATACTAAATATTTCAATGAGTCCTTTAATAACTTCATTACCTTTGATAATACTGGTGATTTGGTTAATAAAGAGGAAGATATACATGAGATGTACCAGTTTACAAATGAATTCTTAAACACAAATTGTTTTGGTGAGACTGCTGAAGATTGGTTAAGACGTAGAAGTTTATTGACTGTCAATTCGTTACTTTTTAAGGAAAACAAAAATGTTAAAAGCGATAATAAATTTATTAAGACTAAAACCAAAGTCCTCATTGACAACGCCCCCGGTCAGCAACTCCAAAGAAAATTTGGAAAGCCCGATAGTGTCAGAGACGGAGACGTTAATTACAACTCCGGTTACACCTTCAGAACCTACGAAGCAAGTAGTAAGCCCAATAGTGGCCCCAAAGTTGAAGTCTCCCCCAAAGCCAAGGAACCCAACTTCCAGAAGGATAAAGAAAAAGTAAAGGTTAAGAAGTGGATCAATAGTGCTTCAGGTGCAATTAAAACACCTAGTATTGGTCAAGAATATGAAACCAGAGGACAGGGAACAGTATACCCTATGTCAGGCCTTGGTGATGTCACATACAGAGAACAAAAAGAATTCAGTAAATTTAGAAAAGTTATAGAAGCAATTGATGACCCCGGAGCAAATGATATGGGTGTTAGTGGTGGAATGACTGGTGCGACAAACAAAGAACCATTGGTAACACCAGCAGATAAATTTAATTTGTCAGGCATAACTGTTAAGAAAAGTAAAAGAAAATTAAAAGAAAGTCATGTTGAAGATTTAGAAAAAGGTTTAATTAAATTGAATGACCACAGTTATGATTCTATTGATAAGTTAATGCAAGACATTTCAAAGAAATATGGTATTACTGGTAAAATTTTACATGATGAATTTAAGAAAAAACATGGTAAAATACCTGATGACTGGATTAAGGACAAAAAATGAAAAGTTTTTTACAGTATAATAGGAGATTATATGAAGTGTTCAACCTGCGATAGACCGATTGAATCGGAAAATGACATAAAAAGACAGCTTTGCTTTAGATGTCATGTTAAAGATGTGCGATTGGGTTTCACTCATGGTAGAGATGCATTTCATGGACCAACTGAAAGAGAGCAGCAAAGAGCTATGGAAGAGTCCCCAAGATTTAAAGCAGGTGAAATCGAAAAGGTTCCAGCTCGCAAGGAACTATAGTCACCTCTGGCCAATCCTTCGGCCACGTCGGCCCCAATAACGTATCTAGCCCCAGCCTGTGGTAGGGCCCACACGGAGAGTGGTCCTCCAGAGGACTCAAACATAAAAGAGTTTCGAACATCAGATAATTTTTTATTAAAACCTTTCTTAGGAATTTCAGTTATAAATTTATTTATAGCATCAATGTCAAATACTGGGCGGCCAGAACGAATGAAAGCTTCCTCAGGATTTGATGGGTACTCTTGGTGTAACTGCCATATTGGTAGTTCTGCGGCTTGCGCGTCATACCAAGCTTGGTCACGACCAGATGCTGACCATGGAAAGAAGATTCCTTTAAATCTGTTTGTATTATTTTGCGAACCCTGCCATAAGTTAAAGAATATGTTACCTTCACCTTTTGCGGTAGACAAACATATTACTCGACCACCTACGTCTGCAATTGGCTCTATTGATGCCCAGGCTTCCTCAGGATTGGGCAAAAACGCCATCTCGTCGATTATAGCCAAGTATACCGATTCACCTCTAGCAGGCTCGTTAGCAGATGGCATTGACTCAATTACAGAGTCGTTACTAAATGACATCTTTAAAACGTTATTTTGTAATAGTTCAGGACCAGACAATCTCATCCAGTCAGGTATAAATTTATAAATATACTTAGCCTTTTGTAAAAGCTTTGTAGCTTCACGTTCAGTCTTTGAAAGCATGACCACAAATCTGTCTGGCCAAAAGAAGGTAATCCAGAATGCATATGCTGCAGCCAGTGTGGAGAATCCAATCTGACGAGCTTTTAATACTATGGTATATCTTTCAGATAGCCAAGCTTCTACAGTTTCTTTTTGCGCGTCCCTTAAAACAAAAGGAATGCGTCCTTGATTAGGATGTTTAATATAAGCATAGTTTTCACAAAAGAATGCAAATGCCTCTGCTAGTTCTTTTGGTGTTGCGTTCTCTGGACCACGACATTTTCTGTAGTTGTATTCATTAACTAAATCGGTTAACTGCATTAGATGTTTCTCCAGAACTCTAGTCCTGAATAACGTCTTATTGTTTCTGGCAAGAACACGTCTTCTGGTCTACGGGAGATTTTTTGTACTGCGGGGCGAATCGTGTGTAGGTGCTTAATGCCTGTAAGACTGTCGTCGGAGATTTTCGAGACATCTTTAACATTCTCAAATTCATGAGTGTAGTTCTCAATTTCCAAGAAAGCATAGATTTTTTCTATCTCCTTCTTTGGGTCTTTTACAAAGTCATCGTAATCTACAAAGTGAAACAAGTCACGGTGTCCTGCCATAACCATCTGTTTCATAAACTTTATACTTAAAGAAACATCTCTGTCATGACGCATTAAAAAATCTGCTCTTCTATCTGCCATTGGTTTATCTGGCAGTGTTTGAGCCAATACTTGTTCATCCATTTGATTATTTTTAGAATCAGGATGAGCATTGATAATTGTGTCAAATGAAACTAAAACATCTAACACATTTCTTACTGGACAAAT